ATCACTACTTAGTAAATAGTCCTTTGCTAAATCAACTATTTGCCCAATCTTCCCATCAATATTTACATTATAGTTCGCATTGATGTCACTACTTAGGGTATACTCCATTGCTAAATCTAATATTTGACCTATATAGGTAAGAGTAGCTTTTTCAGCAATTATTAAATTGAGTACATGTTTTTCTAAGTTTACTGGAAGTATAACAAATAGTGTTCTAAGCATTTCATCTACTTTACCATATTCCCCAATAAAGGTAGTTAAGTTAAACTTATATTCTCGATGCACTAAATCGATTATATAATTATCTTCCCCTAATAATTGGTCAAGCTTATTTCTTAATTCCCTTATTGTAAAGGGTGGAGCCGTTGATAACCTATTGATTATCCTCTCTCTCCTAAATTGTATACTATCTGACTGTGGATTTGCTATTATATTTAACATATTCTCGTAAACAGCTAATCCTCTTGCATTGGCAGTCAGAATAAATTGGTTTTGTTCAACTTCTAATGTTAGCTGTTCAACCTCTTCAAATAGTTTGTTCTCTGTTGCAACTAATTGGTCTGTTTCAAGAACCCCTTTATAAATTATGGGATAATATTTAGCTAAATCTGTTTTATTCATTTAACGTCACCACCCCTAATATTGGCAGCTCCTGCCTTTCAGGAGTTTGTACTAATGTTAAATCTTCTGCCAAACTATTGATTTTTGTATTGGTTACGTTTGAAACTCCTGCAACATTTAATATTGCTGCATTTATTCTGGATATATAAACTCCAAGAAGGTGCTCGTTAAAGTCATTTGGGATTCCCCACTGTCTTCTAAGACTTAGCATATACTCTTCAAGAGCATCTTTTATTGGCTGTTCAACTTGAGCTTTTGTATACCCCGCCATTAAAAGTATATTGGTTTCTATATTGATAGTTAATTCATCAGGTGTTACAACTGTTACAATATGCCCTATTGGAGCTAACCCTAATCCAGTACCTTGAGGTGTTGGGTCGATTTCATTTTGAATTACATTGATAAAATCAGTTGTAATAGGATTGAATGAAGCATCTATAACACTACATTTAACCGTTCCCCCTCCATCCCAAACCGGATATATTTGAACTTCTCCTACACCCTCTATATTTTTTAGTACTTCATCATATTGAGCAAGATTTCCACCAAAGGGTTTATCCGTTAAAGCTAAGAAGTATCTTGCTCTTAAATCGTCATCTGTTTCTACATCCCTTGCCGGAATAATCAGGTCTGTCATAACTGCTGAACTTAACCCATTGATATAGTTAATTGGCATTAGATTACCTACATATGCATTTCCAATGGTACCAATGGTTTCACAAGTCAGTTGGTAACTCCCTGGAACTATTACTCCATCTACTTCATAAGGGGCGGTTACTACATAATTTAGTGTTTCAGTTTCTGATATCGTAGAAAATCTACTTCCAATTTCCACTTCTAATGGAGCTCCACTTGCTGTTTCAAACATAGCTTTTTTAACCGCTGCCGTAGCTGGGAATCTTTCTATTCCCTGCTCAGCTACTCTTAAATCTAAATATTCTTCATTGGCTGTTTCTGCGAAGGTATCTTTTAAGATATTTTTCAATCGCATGTAATATTCAGTTAATTCATAACAAGCTGGAGCCAATGCATCGTATATAATACTTCCTTCTCTTTTATCAATGGTATCTGGAACTCTTGATAATGCCTGCTCCATTAAATATTCAAAGGTATATTGTTGTAAATAATCTCCAATCATACTATTTGCACCTCCGTACTAATATTTGTTGCACCTACTACTGAATTAACTCTGAATGATACGGCCATTCTATCTATTGCAGTTTGCTCTGTTGTGAAATCTGTGATACTCAAGATTCTATCATCAGCAAGAAGTGCTTCAGTTATGGTTCTTTCCAAATCTGATATTATAAAATCATATTCTTGTCCAATCAATCTATCTAACTCTACCCCATATTGAGAACTGTATATTACATAAGCATATCGTTCTGTATATAGGATTTTCATTACCAGTTGCATAATAGCTTCTTCATTATCAATAAATCCACTAATTCTCTTTCTTTCGAAGTCCAATCGATAAGTCAATGAGGGTTGGTTAACTACTTCCAAATTTGTTAAATTTACTTCCTGCTCTGGTATCATTTAACTCCCTCCTCCCTTTCAAGTACATAAAACATTTGACCTTGATTAACTCTTAATACCCTTACCTTATCCCCTACAATTAAACCTCTCCATAATAGAATACTTGGTAAAGCTGAATAAGTGTTCATTTGTGGAATGGTATGGGTATGAGGCCCATCACCTGCAGGAGAAGTAGTATGTTCAGGTATTACATGTAAATGTTTGTTTTCTTCCCTTTCAGGTATATTTATTACTGTTTCTTTTACCAAGGCCGATAAAATTAAGAATTTCTCATCTACCTCAAACCTATTGTCAATCTTTATTTTAAGAGGAGAAACCGAAGTTACTACTCCAAATAGTAAATCGGTTACTTCTCCAGTAGGTGGCTTTCCAGCCTCTTGCATAATCTTTACTAATTTACTTCCCGCCATTATATACTCACCTGCACTTCCAATTGCATTGTATGCAAATCATTTTGAAATGTATGGGTGCAAGAAGTCACCATGAAGTATTGGTTGATTGCAATTCCTTCTTTTTGTAAATCACTGATTCCTAATACTACACCACTTCCTGCAGCTACCTTCAGGTCTCCAAGACATTCTAATTTTAATTTCTTAGTGACCCTATTCTTTAATTTTAGAATCATCTCAGCTCTTGCTTTTATTTGAGCCTCGTTTGCGTTCTCGTCCATACTTTCAAAGTATTGTAATAATCCCCATTGCTTAATTGTGTTACTATCTTTTACTATATAGACTTCACGTTTATTTGTTTCTTTGTTATCTTTTATTAACTTGACCTGATTATAACTATCATCATCTATGGAACTTTCATAATTGAAATCTATAAGTAAACTTTCATCCCCTATAAACAAATCTGTTTTCAAGGAGTTAATGCTAACGAATTCTAATGTACCAAAGTTATCTTTTATCATAAACCAATTTCCGGTATTGATTAAAGTCTCATCTATACCATGCTGTATAATTTCAAATAATGTCTTACTATCATATGGTTTTGGTAATACAATATATGGACTACTATTCACAACTCTATGTGTTAATTTATAATCATTACATAATTTAGAAAATACTTGTGATGCAGTAAGATTAGCTAATACATAAGTATCTTTGTTTTTCAAGTAACGCATCTGGTCATAAGCAGTTACTGAAATTTTCTCATCCTTGTTTTTTCCACGTTTGAATACGTAACCAAAGAAAACTCCTTTACCATCCACTTTGAAAGAAATAGGTGAGCCCTCATTTATAGTCACTTTGTTATCATCAATATAGTTAAAAGTTAATTTTCCGGGCTGTTCAATGAGTGTAGTTTCCCATTTAGCATCAATAATCAATTCACTAATATCATAAGCCTGCCCGCTTTTACTATCTTGTACAATCGCTTCTATATTCATTAACTCACCTCTTTCTATTTATGTTTTATTTGACTCTCATCTACCCATCCCCTATATCCTCCACTTGGGGTTGTAATATGGTATCTATATTTACGACTTTTGTTTGCTACAATATGGCTTATTTTCCCTGTAAAATTATTAAATGTTCCAAAGGGTTTATCCCCATAACTTGAATACCAATACTTACCATTTGCAATAACCGTATCTCCAATAGAAAAGCCAGTCTTCGGCCTCTCCTGCTTAGGTGGAGGAGTTACTTTTGCGGGCTCTGCTTTATTAGTAGGTAATTTAATCTTGACTACCTTTGAAGAAAATGGTCTATACTCCTTGAGGCTAATACTATAATGAATATCATCATCTGCCGCTTTCATCCCATATTCTAAATCTTCTATTGAGGCCAACATGTTTATTTTTGTACCACTTATAAGAAATCTAAACGGTTTTTTCTCCGCCCTAATCTTTTCAAAGAAATCTATATAGAATTGAGGCTTTTCAAACTTTCCTTTTGTTAGGACATATGGAGCGTTAGCATCCATAGGGAGAAAGCACTCTATAGCCAATCTTTCTAATTTCTTTTGACGTAATAAATTTATTTCACCAAGCTTTACAATTTCCGAAGTTGTATTATTCCCGGAGGAATTTATCATTATCTCCTCCGGGTTAACTGGAAGTTGAACAACCTGATTATTATATTCAAAGAAAAATCTAATAGCCATTATGCTCCCTCCCCTACTAATGCACTTGCATATGCTTCTTCTACCATTTCCTCTATTACTTCAAGGATTTTATTAACATCTGCGGTTTCTCTTACATCTCCAAACTGTACAGTCATTTCAGGTCTTAATGTTGTATACTTATTAACAAATTCCGTAGCTGCTACATCCTTTAACAATTTAATATCTTCGTCTGAAATATTAACTTCATTTTTCATCGCCTTTGTATTATCTGCAATCCCTTTTGTATTATCGGCTATATCCGCAATGTTATA